ACCAATTATCTCCACAAGGGTCTGGCTCAACGGTCATTTACACGAGCATGGACGCTCTCTGACGACACGGAAGTTCGATCAGTTGATTTTGAGGATGGGCTTTTGACAGTTACTCTGGGACGAATTGTTCCAGATCATCATAAACGAAAGGACTATCTTTAATTATCGATTTTTTAAATCTAAATACATTTAGATATCGTCGGCGCACGGGAGGTAACTGGCAAAATCCAGTTGACACCTCCCCTTTTTATTGCTATAGTACCTAAAGGAATATCCTTAACAATGACAATCAAATTAATTTTATTGCAATCTGGTGAACAAATTGTCACAGATGCCAGAGAGATAATTTCGGAAGAAAAGACCGTAGCTTACCTGTTTAAAAAACCACATAAAGTTACGATTAATAAACCATTTTTGGTTTCTGATGAAAATAGGGAACAAGATGATAAAGTTCAAATCACTCTTGGTCCTTGGATTTTATTAACTCCAAATGATGAAATTGCAGTTCCAAATAGTTATGTTATAACTATTGTGGATCCCATTGAAAGTCTGGAAGCAATGTATTTGGAAAAGACTAATCCACCTGCACCTAAAGGACTTCCAAATTTAAGTGATGATCAAATGCAAAAATTGCGTGAACAACTTGATCTTAATAATTTAGATCTTGAGAAACTCACACAAATATACTCTCCAGAAGAACTGGAATCTTTAAAAGAAATGTATCTTGGTAGCACCGATGGAACAGACGATCAAGTGTCTTCTACTGAAGAATGACACAATTTTAATTACTGAAGTTATCGAAGTTGGTTCTGAATTGGGTGAACCAGATTGCAAACTAGTTAAACCATTTAAACTTGTAGAGCGTTCTGATTCTTTTATTTTAGAACCCTGGATTACTTTTAGTTTACAGACTGAATTTATGATTCATTCTGATAGTATACTGACAATTGTAGATCCAACTGAGGATTTACTTTCCAAATATTTTGAATTAACTGCATAATGCGATTTTATACAAACGTTCAGATGGTTGGGGATCATTTCTTAGTTCGTGGATATGAAAATGGAAAGCATTTCATGACACGAGAGAAATTTTCTCCAACTCTTTTTGTCCCTGCTAAAAAGCAAACCAAATACCAAACTTTGAGTGGTGAGTATGTTGAAGCAATTCAACCAGGATCTGTTCGTGAGTCTAGAGATTTTCTTAAGAAATATGATGGTGTAGAGGGATTCAAAATCTACGGAAACGAAAGATTTATCTACCAATACATATCCGAAACTTATCCTGAAGAAGAGATGAAGTTTGATATCAATAAAATCAAACTCTCAACTCTTGATATTGAGGTTGCATCTGAAAATGGATTTCCCGACGTAGAATCTGCAGCAGAAGAAATTTTGCTCATTACTATTCAAGATTATTCTACAAAAGAAATTATTACTTGGGGTCAAGGTCCATTCAAATTAAATCAAGGTAATGTCTATTACAAAAGATTTAATAATGAGTATGATCTCCTAAGTGATTTCATCAACTGGTGGATGATTGAAGAGAATACTCCAGAAGTTATTACTGGTTGGAATAGTAAACTTTACGATATTCCATATATTGTTCGTCGTTTGGATCGCGTTCTTGGTGAAAAGTTGATGAAACGTATGTCTCCATGGGGTCTTGTAACCGAGGAAGAAACATACATTTCTGGTCGCAAATATCTTTCATATGATATTGGTGGAATCTCACAATTAGACTATCTTGATCTGTATAAGAAGTTTACTTATACCAATCAGGAATCATATCGACTGGATCACATTGCAAATGTGGAACTTGGGCAGAAGAAACTGGATCACTCTGAGTTTGATACTTTCAAAGACTTTTACACAAATGGTTGGCAAAAGTTTGTAGAGTACAACATCAAAGACGTGGAACTTGTTGACCGGCTGGAAGATAAGATGAAACTGATTGAACTTGCTCTCACAATGGCATATGACGCAAAGGTAAACTTTGAAGATGTGTTTTATCAGGTGAGAATGTGGGATACCATTATCTACAACTATTTGAAAAAGAGGAACATTGTTATTCCTCCCAAAGAAAAATCAGATAAGGATTCAAAGTATGCTGGTGCTTATGTTAAAGAACCTATTCCTGGAAAGTATGACTGGGTTGTGTCTTTTGACCTCAACTCGCTATACCCTCACCTCATTATGCAATACAACATATCGCCAGAAACTCTGTTGGATGAGAAGCATCCAACAGTAAATGTCGATAAGATTTTGAATCAAGATCTTACTTTTGAGTTGTATAAGGACAAGGCAGTCTGTGCTAATGGAGCAATGTTCCGTAAAGATGTGCGTGGATTCTTGCCTGAACTGATGGAGAAGATCTATCAGGACCGCACTATTTACAAAAAGAAAATGCTCGCGGCAAAGCAAGAGTATGAGAAAACTAAAAACAAAGAATTGGTAAAAGAGATTGCCAGGTGCAATAACATTCAGATGGCACGTAAGATTCAGTTAAACTCTGCTTATGGTGCTATCGGAAACCAATACTTTAGGTATTATAAACTAGCAAATGCTGAGGCAATCACCTTGTCTGGTCAGGTTTCGATTCGTTGGATCGAGAACAAGATGAATGCCTATCTAAACAAAATTCTTAAAACAAATGAGGTTGATTATGTCATTGCTTCTGATACTGACTCCATTTATCTTAATATGGGTCCTTTGGTACAAAGTGTATACAAGGGGAGAGAGACAACTACTACGAACATTGTTTCTTTCCTTGATAAGGTGTGTCGAATGGAACTTGAAAAATATATTGAAGGTTGCTACGAAGAACTGGCGACGTATGTGAATGCTTATGACCAGAAGATGCAGATGAAGCGTGAGAACATTGCCGAGCGTGGAATCTGGACTGCCAAGAAGCGTTATATCTTAAATGTCTGGGATAGTGAAGGTGTTCGCTATGAAGAACCCAAACTCAAGATCATGGGCATTGAGGCAATTAAATCTTCAACTCCTGCTCCTTGCCGTAAGATGATTAAGGATGGACTTAAGTTGATGATGAGTGGAACCGAAGAAGATGTAATTGCATTTATTGATAAGTGTAGAACAGAATTTAAATCTCTTCCTCCAGAACAAATTGCGTTTCCTCGCACAGCATCTGATGTCCGCAAATACGCCGCTTCATCAACTATTTACGCCCATAAAACCCCTATTCATATTCGTGGTGCTCTTTTGTTCAATCACTATGTAAAAGAAAAAAAATTAACTAATAAGTATTCACTCATTTCAAATGGTGAGAAAGTTAAATATATTTTTCTTAAAAAACCAAATATTATCCAAGAGAATGTCATTTCATTTATTCAAGATTTTCCTAAAGAACTTGGTCTTGACAAATACATTGACTATGAACTACAATTTGAAAAGAGTTTTATTGATCCACTCAAATCAATTCTTGATGTGATTGGATGGAATATAGAAAAAACTGTAAACCTTGAACTATTTTTTGCATGATGGATTTACCTATTAATGATGAAGAATTGAATACAATTATTAATGCAATGGCTCTTGGTGGAGACACTGCTTTATATCAAAAACTTAAATTGGTAAAAGAACTTAAAGAACAAGGTTTGCCTTATAAAAAAATACTTCGTGAAGAATACGGGATGGTAGCTTGATGGATTTCCTTAAAGAAATTGTAAAAGAAGTTGGCGGTGAGTATACCAAACTTGCCTCTGATATTGATGAGACTGAGACTTATGTTGATACGGGTTCATACATTTTTAATGCACTGGTTTCAGGTAGCATATTTGGTGGTGTATCTGGGAATAAAATTACTGCTATTGCTGGAGAGTCTTCTACTGGAAAGACTTTTTTCTCTCTCGCCGTGGTTAAGAATTTTCTTGATACTCATCCCGATGGTTACTGTCTCTACTTTGACACTGAGGCTGCTATCACTAAATCTCTTCTAGAATCTCGTGGAATTGATACTTCTCGTCTTGTGGTTGTTAATGTTGTTACTATTGAAGAGTTTCGCGGAAAGGCACTTAAAGCCGTAGACATATACTTAAAAAAACCTGAAGGAGAACGCAAACCCTGCATGTTTGTGTTAGACTCTTTAGGTATGCTTTCTACCGAAAAAGAAATTACTGATGCACTGAACGACAAACAAGTTCGTGATATGACCAAATCACAACTGGTCAAAGGTGCATTCCGTATGCTCACTCTGAAGTTGGGGCAGGCAAATATTCCTATGATTGTAACTAACCACACCTACGATGTTATTGGCGCTTACGTTCCTACAAAAGAAATGGGTGGTGGTAGTGGTCTTAAGTATGCCGCTTCTACTATCATCTATCTCAGCAAGTCAAAAGAGAAAGATGGAAAAGAAGTTATTGGAAACATTATCAAGGCAAAGACTGCTAAGTCGCGTCTGAGTAAGGAGAACCAGCAAGTTGAAATCCGTCTATTTTATGATGAGCGCGGTCTTGATCGCTATTATGGTCTTCTGGAACTCGGGGAACTCGCTGGACTCTGGAAAAATGTCGCGGGCCGTTATGAAATGGATGGCAAGAAAATTTATGCAAAACAAATTCTTGCTAATCCTGAAGAATATTTTACCGAAGAAGTAATGCAGCAACTTGATGCTGCCGCGAAACAACAATTCTCTTATGGAACGAATTGAGACAACCATTCTCAGAAACCTAGTATTTAATGAAGACTACTCACGCAAGGTTATACCTTTCATTCAACCAGATTATTTTGAGCAAAAGACCGAGAAGGTCATTTTTGAAGAGATTGTCCAGTTCATTGTTAAGTATGGTTCAGCAATTACCATTGAAGCACTCAATATTGAGGTAGAGAATCGCACTGACTTAACGGAAGATCAAATCAAAGAAATCCGAGAAATTAATAAATCTCTGAATGATTCTGTTGTAGATAAGCAATGGTTGTTGGACACAACTGAAAAGTGGTGCCGTGATCGTGCCATTTACTTGGCACTTATGGAATCAATCCATATTGCTGATGGAAATAATGAAAAGAAGAATCGTGATGCCATTCCATCAATTCTTTCTGATGCTCTTGCGGTAAGTTTTGATAATAATATCGGTCACGACTATCTTCAGAACTATGAGGAGCGATATGAATTTTACCACCGCAAAGAAGATAAGATTGAGTTTGATCTGGAATATTTCAACAAAATCACGAAAGGTGGTCTACCTAACAAGACTCTCAATATTGCTCTCGCTGGAACGGGTGTTGGGAAATCACTGTTTATGTGTCATCTGGCTAGCTCCGTCTTGTTACAGGGCAGGTCCGTACTCTATATCACTCTTGAAATGGCGGAAGAGAGAATTGCAGAAAGAATTGATGCAAACCTTCTCAATGTTCCGATTCAGCAATTGGTTGATTTACCACGCCAGATGTTTGAGAACAAAGTCACAAACATCTCAAAGAAAACGCAAGGAACTCTTATAATTAAAGAGTATCCTACTGCCTCTGCCCATAGTGGACACTTTAAGGCACTGCTTAATGAGTTGGCACTTAAGAAGTCATTTAGACCTGATATTATTTTCATTGATTACCTTAATATATGTGCTTCCTCTAGGCATAAGGCAAACAGTTCTGTCAATTCATATTCATATATTAAAGCAATTGCTGAAGAACTTAGGGGGCTCGCCGTCGAGTTTAATGTCCCAATTGTCTCCGCTACTCAGACCACTCGTTCAGGTTATGGCAATAGCGATGTTGAACTTACTGATACTTCTGAGTCCTTTGGTCTCCCTGCTACTGCTGATCTTATGTTTGCCCTTATTAGCACTGAAGAGTTGGAGGCACTTGGGCAGATTATGGTGAAGCAACTGAAGAACAGATACAATGACCCTACGATCTACAAACGTTTTATTGTGGGTATTGACAGGGCAAAGATGAGGTTGTATGATTGTGAGCAAACTGCTCAAAAGGACATACTTGACTCTGGACAAGATGACGAGTATAATGATGAGGACAAGAAACCCAAAAAGTCGTTTGAAGGATTTAAATTTTAATGGAAACCGCTAGACACGTTAATTTTGATAAGTATGCTGAGTTTGTGGATGCTGTAACTTCTGATGCATCCAAAGACTTTCTTTCTCTTTCTGATCGTCTTGTCGCACTCGATGAGAAAGGTGCTAATATTGAACGACTCCTGACTGCTGCCGTTGGTATCAATGCCGAAGGTGGTGAGTTTATGGAAATCGTCAAGAAAATGATCTTCCAAGGCAAACCATTCAATGAAGATAATCGGGAACATATGATTATTGAACTGGGTGATATTATGTGGTATGTTGCCCAAGCCTGTATGGCTCTTGAAGTGACCCTTGATGATGTGGTTGCTCGTAATGTGCAAAAACTTCTCAAGCGTTATCCTGAGGGTGCGTTTGATGTTTACTTCTCTGAAAATCGTGCCGCTGACGACCGATGAAAAAAGTAACGCTTAAACTTGACGTTCGTGCTGCAGCAGCAGTTCGTCAAGTTCTGTTTGAAGCACAACGTGGATATGGTCTTGAGCATACTCCTGAACGTATTGTTGATATTCGTTCAGTCATTCAAGATCTTGATGATGCCATCGATGTTGTGGTAAAATAAACCTTCGGGTTTCTTGGGGAATTAGCTCAGTTGGTAGAGCGCCTGCTTTGCAAGCAGGATGTCAGCGGTTCGAGTCCGCTATTCTCCATTCGCTATTCGCAAATAGCGAATACTGCCCAAGTGGTGAAATTGGTATACACGCATGACTTAGGATCATGTGCTTCGGCGTGGAGGTTCGAGTCCTCTCTTGGGCATTCTAAATAGTTAAAAAACTATGGCGGAAAAAATTTCAGCAAATAGGGGTGATTTGTTTGAAGCTTTTTTTGCTGCTGCTGTTGCTGCACGATTTGTAAAAAGAGCTAAGAAAAAAACAGCAAAGACTCTTCCAGCAGTAACTGCTTCCGATGTTGATGAAGTTTTATCTCAAATGATGAGAAAGGGATACGTTAAGAACGTAAATGATGTTGGCAGTGCTGTAATTGATACGGTATCTGTAAGTGTATCAATTCCTAAAAAAGCGTTAGACTTTTTATCTATCAAAACAAATTGGTCTAAGGTCAGTGACTTAAGAACTGGTGCAATTAATTTTGCAAATACTCATAGCAGACTAAATGCACAGGCTAGAGGTCTTTCAATAAATGAAAGGCAGGATATGATAAAAGTTACTGCTGCTGGAACCGAAGATCAAAAAGGAACAAAGGCAGATGTAAAGATTGAAATTAATTCTCCAACCAATCCAGATAAACGATTTAGAAATATTGATTATTCCCTTAAAGTATCTGGTGGAGAACAATTTCATCAAGTATCTGGGCAGGGATTTGATAAGTTTTTAGATGTATTTGGATCTATGGGTTTGGATGTTTCTCCAGTTAATAAACAATACAATACTTTTATTAATGACTTTTTTGACACTGAGGTTTATACTCGTAAATATCCTTCTAGAGAAGTTGCCGTAAAAACTGGTGGAGGTAATCAATTAAAAGCGGGTGCAAAAATTGTTTATCAATATGCAGCTAAAGCATTAACAAATGGTCTTGGGGATCCCGAAGAAACGGACATCAAAAGAAAATTTGCTGATTATATTATTTTTGGTTTATCTAGAAATGTGAATACCGAGTTGGTAAAATTTGTGGGTGCTGGCAAAGTTAAGACTAGAGTTGCTAATAGAGAATTTAGAGATCTTTTGGTTAAAAATAAATATGATGTCTCCGTCAGTACAACTGGAGATCCCAAGATTGTAATTTCTTTGGGAAATAAAAAAATCATTCAAATTAGATATAAAATGGAAGTAGCAAGTTCTACTACAAAAACTGGAAAGGTTTATCGGTTTTATCCACGACATTACTTAGAAGCACTTGAAGGACTTTTTGAAATATGAATTCTCAAATAAAAGATATTATCCAATCATTTGAATCACCATCTAAAACTAGGGGTGCGAGATACAATGATTTGCTGGCACATATTTACATGACATTTGATAAAAAAATTTCCCTATGTAAGTCGGATAGGGAAATGAATAAATATAAGAAAATGAGGAATAGTGTCCTCAGGTACATTGTTGCAAACGAACGAGCGATAACTACTGAAATCTGTAAGTAATGAAAAATCTTTTCCAATTTTTATCCGAGGCAGCTGCATCAACTGCGGTTCAGCAAGCTCAACGCATGGGATTAGTTGGTGATGGGCATGGTGGGTGGTATGATAAAAAAACTGGTGAGTTTGTTGCAAAGACTGAAAAAGGACAACTGAAGTTTTATAATAAGCGTCAAAGAGTTGGTCAGCAAGACCCAGCACAAACTGATCAGGAAAAGAGTTTATCTCAACCAACACAGGAACCTGCGCCGCAACAGGAACCCCAGGCACAACAACCTGTGGAAATGGTTCCGCCTGAAGTGGAAAAGACTAAGGGAACTCTGACGATTGCTTTCGGTCGCTTTAATCCACCAACGACGGGACACGAAAAACTTCTTGATACTGTTGCAAAGTCCTCTGATGATGGAGATTACGTTATTGTCCCTTCACGCAGTCAAGATAAGAAAAAGAATCCTCTTGATGCTGATACAAAAGTATCTGTGATGAGACAAATGTTTCCTCAGCATAGTGAGAGAATTGTAAATGATGCTGCAAATCGTACTATCTTTGATGTGCTTAAGAAAGCGCATATGGATGGTTATGCAAATGTAAGAATCATTGGTGGTGCAGATCGTGTCAAAGAATTTGAAAAACTGACGGGTGGATATAATGGTAAACTCTATCAGTTTGATAATGTAGAAGTTCGTTCTGCTGGAGAAAGGGATCCAGATTCTGATGATGATGTAACAGGAATGTCTGCATCAAAGCAAAGAAAGGCAGCAGCAGAAGGGGACTATAAAACATTCCGTAAGGGTGTTCCTGCTTCCATGAATGAAAAGCAGGCAAGAGAACTTTATAACACTCTTCGTTCTGCGATGCAAATTAAAGAAGGTTGGAGTCTCTGGGAAATCGCACCTAAGTTTGATTGGATCAATCTTCGTGAAAATTACGTTCAAGAGAAGATCTATCAAGTTGGTCAGTTAGTAGAAAACCTGAATACTGGTTTGGTTGGACGTATTATTCGTCGTGGAACTAACTATCTGATTTGTGTAACCGAAGATCATATTATGTTTAAGTCTTGGATTAAAGATGTGACTGAAGCATATCAAGAAAAAAGAATGGACAGGAAGATGAGACTTCCTGGAAAACCTAATACTCTTGCTGGAACTTCTGGTTATACGAAGTATGCAGCACAACAAACCAAAGGATCTGAACTTGGAAAAGAGAATCTTGCATATGGTCAAATCAATTTTGGATTGAATTTCATAAATAAGTATAGAAAGAATAAGTAATTAAATCTCCTAATGGATAAACCTACAGCAGCTCCTGCCGGTGGAGCAAAGGAAAAAATTGAAAAGCAAGCAAGACAGCTAGCTTATGATACTCGTTATAAAGTAAAGCAGACGATGGCTGCTAAGGCAGGTGGCAAATCTGATCCTGTCACTGTAAAAAAAGCGTATGCTGCACAACTTCAAAAGTCTCCTGCACCCCCTGCAGTAAAGGCAAGAGCAAAGCAAATGCTTCTCGGTGAAGATCTTGTTGATACAAAGAAACTTGCAACAGAGTCAGTTGTATCTGCATTATATAATGTATTTGTATCTGGGAAAGTTGAGGAAAAAGTAGAAGAAGTTCAAAATGATTATCTTCTTCAACTTGAAGAAACGGGTGAAACAAAATATAAAGTAAGAGTTACCGATAAGAAAACTGGCAAATCTTATGTTAGAATGGCAAGCCGTGCCAAGATCTCTGAACTTCGTGCTAATCCAAATATCTCTTCAGTTGAGATGACTGGATATGGAGAACCAACGAAGTCTGAGAAGGCAAAAGGATCTTCAACTGCAAAGGCAAAAGCAGGTAAAGGATTAGACCCTGTTGGACAGGAAGACAAAGATGTTGACAATGATGGTGATCATGATAAGTCTGATAAGTATCTGATGAAGCGTCGCAAGGCAGTTGGTAAAGCAATTGCTACTCGCAAAGAAGATTACAATTGGCAAGATGGATTTGCCGAGTTGATTGAAAAAAAGAAAGAGGAAAAGACTGAAAAAAAGTTGACGGGAGAGGGTGTAAATAATTCAAGTTTGATCAAAGTCTTCCCAGATTCTGAGAAGAATATTAAAGAAGAAAAGGAAGAAAAGAAAGAAGATAAAAAAGCAGATGCTGAAAAAAAGGATGCTGCTCAAGATAAGCAGACAGTTGCTCTTCAGAAAAAGACTCTGATGGCAAAACTTCAGCAACTTCAAAAAGGAATTCCACTTTCTCAAGAAGAAGTTGAAAATTCTGAAGAGTTAATTGAAAAGGCTCCTCCTGGTGCTAAGTATGAGCGCATGGTTAAGCATGTTAAGAAATCATATGCTGATGGTGGATTAACCAAAAAAGAAAAGTCAATCGCTTATGCAACTGCTTGGAAAGCAAAGAATAAGGCGATGAAGGAAGAAGCATGTGGTTGTGAAGATGAGAAAGAACCAAAACTCAAGAAGAGTGAAGGTGGTGTTGAGGATCCTAGAGAAATCCCAACAAAACTTAATCTTGCAAAGAATAAGTTAAGAGCGATGGGACTTAAGATGAATTATGAGCCTGAGGGTGAAGTAATTGATGAGAGAAGAAAAGAAGATAAAGTAGCAGGAACTCCAAGAAAACCACGCAATCCAGCATTTGAATTAGTTGCTAAATCTATGGGAACTGGTAGAATGGGTGTTAAACCAAGAGGTGAGAAAAAAGTTCCTGGTAAGAAACCACCTGCTGCTGGTGAATATGGTGCTCCTGCATCACCTGCTCAAAAAGTAGCAAAGATTCGTGCTGCTAAAAAGAGAGCACAAGATAATATGAGTTCGAGGTTTGACTGATTCTAAATAGGACAGGATACTCTTCACACGGAGGTTATTATGTCCGCTCTAGTAGCTTGGTGTCTTGCTAACCAAACTTTACTTCTGACTCTTGCACTTGCAGTTTCAGAAGCATTGGGAGCAAACCCAAAAGTCAAATCAAACGGAATTCTTTCACTTGTTCTTCTTCAGGCACAAAAAGTCTTGAAGGATAAGGGAGCAAAAGATCTTACTCCTTGAACATAAATAGAAGGAGACCAAACTTAAGGTCTCCTTTTTTTATAAATATCTGTATACAAAGAATTATAGGTAAGGAAACATGGCTCTTTGGGGCAATAAAGATTCTTTAAGCGCGGGTCTTACTGGAACTATAACAATTAATCTTTCTGCTAAAACAGTAACTGGAAGTGGTACAACTTTTGTAACTGCTGGAATCTCTACTGGAGATATTCTAGTTGTTGGAACTGGAGCCACTTATGGGCAAGCAGTTGTAACTGGAGTAACCTCAGCAACTTTACTTTCAATTGGTTCAACACAATTCTTGATTCCATTGAATGGTGCTATTGCTGGTGCTGCATATACTGTAACTCAAAAACCAAAATATACTCTTGAAGATCATCAATATAACGCACCTGACGTTAAAGTAAATAGATTCTCCGCAGTGTTTGGTGTAGATACTATTGAAACTGGTATTGCACGTACAACGACAGTTGGATCTAAAGTTGGTGCTTATGGCGTAACTCATGCTGGTTGGGTTGGTGTAACAACCTATGTTGACAATCATGGAAACTTCAGAGTTAAGTCAGAAACCCTAGTTGCATTTAGTGGAATCACCACTGGTTCAGGAGATGCTGCTGACGACGCAAGATTCCCAGATAGCTGATAATATGATATGAGATTTGATGAATTGAATGAGAGTAATTATTTACTCTTCGCTATAAAATTTTACAATAATCCTCATGCTTTGACCATGGAAGATTTTGAGGACGACTTGAAAAGAATTAAGTATATTAAGAGATTATTAAAAAGATACAAAAATACTGGTGTATTGAAGACTCATTTAATTCTAAATCATCTTACAGTTCTCTTTAATGTATTTGATGATGCAGCAATTCCTTTGCTTTTTTATAATTTAGAGCAAAATCTTTGGCCACCTATAAAAAGTTTCTTGTTATTCTTAAATAGAATTCCTGAATATCCAAAAACAGAAATTCATGGAATACTTGAAGATCACTATTGTTTAAACGAACTAAATTCAATCTAATGGATATCGATAGAATTATTGGTATTATTCGTTCTTTAAAGGAAGAAGCACCAACAATGAATCTTGGTGCAGGTCAAATCGCTGGAACTAAAGAGTCTGGTGATGATCCTCCAGTCCGCAAAGGAAAGAAGTATATTTACGGAAAAGGATTTCGTAAAAACTGGTTGCAAAGAAGAACTCCACCTCAGTAGGACAATGTTGTCAGGATCAAAATTAGCGGTTCTTGAATCTAAACTCGGTATTTATGAAGATCTATCCCGCGAAATGTTATCAAAATTAGAATCAGCGGTCGATAAGATTTCCGAAGGTAATTCACGCATCGCTACGATTCTTGCAAAACATGATGAGAGGATTGAACAAAGTATGAAAACTGATGAACTCCTCATTCGAATGATTGATGAAATCAAAAAGGATAATCAGGTAGAGCATGATGAAATGGCAGAAAGATTTAATAAGATAGAAGAAAATATTGACAATCTTTTAAAGTTTAGATGGCAAGTTGGTGGTGTTCTTGCTGTTGTAGTTATTGTAGTTACACTTGCTGGATCTTGGTTACCCAATGTCTTGACTTCTAGGTCATCCCAGATTACAATAGAAAGAGCAAAGTAATCTTTCATAATGGATTTTGTTGACTCCAAGTATATTGGACTCGTTTCATCACGCTTGCAAAAATTTAAGAGGGTTAAGTCGGATCTCTACAACTTCCGCTGCCCTATTTGTGGAGACTCCCAGAAGAACAAGAACAAGACGAGGGGATATTTGTATCCCGTAAAGAACAATACCAACTTCAAGTGTCACAATTGTGGTGCTAGTATGTCTTTTAATAATTTCCTTAAAGAGATTGATACCGTACTATACAAGCAGTACACGATGGAGAAGTTTAAAGAAGGACATACGGGTAAGAACTTCGTTGTAGAAGAACCTAAATTTGAATTTACTAAACCCGTCTTTAAAAAGAAACTGGAATTACCAAAAGCATCAGAAGTAGAAATAGCAAAAAACTATTTGGAAAAAAGACGACTTGATCCCGAAAAGTTTTATTTTGCTAACAATTTTAAGGAGTGGACAAACACTCAAAAAGTTACGTTCGACACTATTGGTAGGGATGAGAGTCGCATTATTATACCAATGTATGATACTGAAAGTAACTTGATTGGTTTCCAGGGAAGAGCACTAGGACCTAACTCTGTTAAATATATCACTGTGATGCTTTCTGATGATGCCCCGAAGATTTATGGTCTTGACCAAGTGGATTCTTCGAAACCCATTTACATTGTTGAGGGACCCTTCGACTCCACGTTTGTACAAAATGCTGTTGCTATGTGTGGGTCCGACGTTGATATTGGGTCGTTTGGTTGGGACGATTATATTTACGTTTTTGATAACGAACCTCGCAATCGAGAAATCGTCAACCGAATCGAAAAAACCATCAATAGAGGCGACAAGGTGATTATTTGGCCAACATCCATTGAGCAAAAAGATATCAATGATATGGTGCTCGCTGGACATAATGTTATGGATGTGTTAAAATCAAATACCTACTCAGCTTTAGAAGCGAAAATTAAGTTTAACAACTGGAAAAAAATATGAGCAACGGAACGAAAGTCGTTAAGAGAAATGGTAAAACTGAACCCCTTGATTTAAACAAACTCCATGTTATGGTGGAAGAGGCGTGTAAGGACCTCGCAAATGTATCTGCATCACAGGTTGAGATGCAGTCTGGTATCCAATTTTATGATGGAATTACTACCGCAGAGATTCAGGAGATTTTGATTCGTTCTGCTTCTGACCTGATTGACCTGGACCACCCAAATTATCAGTTCGTTGCTGCCCGTCTGCTGCTGTTTGCCCTTCGTAAGCAGTTGTTTGGTAGAATGCATGAATGCCCTACCGTCAAGCAGCATGTAGAGCGTTGTGTTGGTAGGGGTGTCTATGACTCTGAGATTCTGACAATGTATTCTGATGAAGAGTTTGATAAACTTGAGTCGTTTGTTGATCATAGCCGTGACTATCTGTTCACTTATGCAGGTCTACGTCAAGTCGTTGATAAGTATCTTGTGCAGGATAGAAGCACTGGGGCACTTTACGAAACGCCACAATTTATGTACCTTTTGATTGCGGCAACCATCTTCTCCAAGTTAGACAATACGCTAGCTGTGTCCTTGTTGATGTTGATGACACCCTCGATAGTATCTTTACTAGCGATATGGCTATTGGCAGATATGTTGCACAAAGGGCGGGTATCGGTATCAATGCAGGTCGCATCCGTGGCATCAACAGCAAAATCCGTGGTGGAGAAGTACAACACACAGGCGTTGTCCCCTTCCTTAAAAAGTTTGAGGCAACTGTACGATGCTGCACTCAAAACGGGATCAGAGGTGGTTCAGCTACAGTCCACTTTCCTATCTGGCACCAAGAAATAGAAGACATCCTTGTTCTAAAGAACAACAAAGGAACTGAAGATAATCGTGTCCGTAAACTAGATTACTCTATTCAAACTAGCAAACTCTTCTATGAACGATTCATTCAAAACGGAGAAATCTCACTCTTCTCTCCTCACTCCGTTCCTGGTCTGTATGATGCTTTTGGTACTGATGGATTTGACGAGTTGTATGTTCGTTATGAACGAGATGAGTCTATTCCAAGAAAAACTATCGCAGCTCAAGAACTATTTCTTTCACTCCTGAAAGAACGTGCCGAAACTGGTCGTCTCTACATTATGAACATTGACCATTGCAATTCCCATTCTTCCTTCCTAGATAAAGTTGAGATGAGCAATTTGTGCCAAGAGATTACTCTACCAACCAAACCTTTGCAGCATATTGATGATACTGATGGTGAAATTGCTCTTTGCATTCTTTCTGCTATTAATGTTGGTAAAGTTAGGGAGCTTGAGGATCTTCAAGTTCTTTGCGATCTTGCTGTTAGGAGTCTTGATGAACTCATTGATTTTCAAGGATACCCCGTCAGAGCAGCAGAAATCGCCACCAGGGCGCGTCGTTCACTTGGGGTAGGGTTTATTGGTTTGGCACACTATCTCGCCAAGCACGGCGAGCATTACGATGATCCTGGTGCCTGGAAACTGGTACACGATCTCACAGAAGCATTCCAATATTATTTGATTCAGGCAACGGTCAATCTTGCTAAGGAAAAAGGTGCATGTGAATATTCACATCGTACCAAGTATGGACAGGGGATTCTGCCGATTGATACATACAAGAAGGATGTGGATGAAATCGTTCCAAACGAATTGAAGTATGATTGGGAGTCTCTTAGAGCACAGGTTCTACAATACGGGGTACGGAACTCAACATTGTCCGCACAGATGCCATCGGAGAGCAGTTCCGTTGTGTCAAACGCAACCAACGGAATCGAACCACCTCGCGGATACTTGTCCATTAAGAAGTCCAAGAAAGGTCCACTCAAGCAGATTGTTCCCCAGTATCAAACACTTAAGAACAATTATACGCTGCTCTGGGATATGCCTAGCAATCGCGGGTATATTCATATTGTTGCTGTTATGCAAAAATTCTTCGATCAAGCGATTTCTGGAAACTGGTCCTATAATCCAGAGCATTACCCAGATAATGAAGTTCCTACTTCAGTGATGGCACAGGACCTTTTGACTACATATAAGTACGGTTGGAAAACCAGCTACTATCAAAATACACACGACATGAAGAATGATGAGGTTGAAGAAACCCGTCAGTCTCTTGAAAATTTAGTTTCCGATATTCTAGAATCAGAGGAGGAAGATTGTGAGTCTTGTAAGATTTAAAACAGGTTTGGAGGATAAAAAAATGGTCGAATCGATGACCGTTTTTAATTCCAATGAGGTAGACACCAAAAAGCAACCAATGTTTTTTGGACAACCACTAGGAATTCAAAGATATGACTCTTACAAGTATCCAATATTCGATAAACTAACAACACAGCAACTGGGTTATTTCTGGAGACCCGAAGAGGTATCTCTTCAAAAAGATCGTAGCGATTATCATATGCTACGCCCAGAGCAAAAACACATCTTCACCAGCAACCTGAAGTATCAGGTAATGTTGGACTCAGTTCAGGGTCGTGGTCCTGGTATGGCATTTGCACCATATTGCTCACTTCCTGAACTGGAAGCTTGTATGAAGGTATGGGAGTTTATGGAGATGATCCATTCCCGTTCATACACTTATATCATCAAGAATGTTTACTCAGACCCATCTGAAGTTTTTGATACTATTCTCAGAGAAGACCGCATTATGGAACGTGCCGTGAGTGTCACTCAGGCATATAACGATTTCATCAATAGTGCTCATCACTACGATAATTCAAATGAGTGGGTCCATGCTTTGGAACAAGTACCCTACGCAAAAGAAGCAAGGTATGAACTCAAAAGAAAACTTTTCAGAGCAGTTGCAAACGTTAATATTCTTGAAGGTATTCGCTTTTACGTCAGCTTCGCTTGTAGTTTTGCATTTGGCGAACTCAAGCTTATGGAGGGAAGTGCAAAGATCATCTCACTGATTGCCCGTGATGAAAATCAGCATCTGGTTATCACTCAAAATATTCTTAATAAGTGGAAGGAAGGTGATGATCCTGAGATGGCGCAAATTGCCAAGGAAGAGGATCAATGGTTCTATAAAACTTTTGAGAACGCTGTAAATCAAGAAAAACTTTGGGCAGAGTATCTGTTTAAGGATGGTTCTATGATCGGTCTGAATGACAAATTGCTACAACAATATGTCGAATGGATTGCGAATCGTAGAATGAAGGCGATTGGACTGAAACCACTTTATGATATCCCTGCGAAGAATAATCCACTCCCCTGGACTGAGCACTGGATTTCCTCCAAGGGTCTCCAAGTGGCACCACAGGAAACGGAAGTTGAATCATACATTGTAGGGGGGATTAAACAAGATGTTACCAAAGATACTTTCTCAGGATTCCAACTATGATGAATGGTGCGAACAGGCAATCCTGAACGCATACCAGGAAGCAGCAGAATGTGATGAATACTTGTTTGGTGATTATGATTACAAAAAAGAATGGTTGGGTAAATGTAATGATGATGTGAAATGAGGGTCTTTGGACCCTCTTTTTTTATAAATATTCACAGGAATTCCTGTAAGTATAAAAATGTTAGGATCTGATTTAAAAGCATTATATGATTCTTATCAAGACATCTATGAAGAAGCAGATGGAATCTCATGTGAAATGATTGAAGAGATCGTAGAAGAACTTGTTGAAGAGTGTGTGGAGTTTGGATACACTCTTGATGAGGCAGCCACTGCTGTAGAGAACGCAGCGTTTTTATTCATCGATGAGGCAAAAGTCACTTATGGTAGTGATACTGAAAGCCCAGAGCAAAGACGTGAAAGAGCAAAGACTAAGGTTGGTGAAAAGAAAGCAGCAGCCCGTAAAGCAGCAGTAAAGACCGCTGTAGGACGCGCTAAGGCAAAGGCAGCAGGTGCAGCTGCAGGTGCTAGTATCGCTGCCTCAGTCGCTAAGGACACCGCTAGAAGAGCAGCAAGAACTGCCACTCACAAGATCTCCTACGGCGCTCAGAAGAAGAAAGAGCAAGTCAAGAGTGGTGTTAAGAGTCTGATTGGAAAGGGTCTCCGTAAGGCAGCAGGGGCGGTTGGAAAGGTCGCTCAGAAGGCAGCAGGAGCCGCTTCAAGACTTGGTGAAGATGTTCAGCAAGTTGATGAGATGGCACCACTAGTAGGTCTTGGCGTTAGAGCAGCTCTTGCTGCTGGGACAGCTCTTGCTGGCAAACAAGTTTATGATAAAGCAAAAGGCGTTGCTGGTAAACTACAACAGAGAAATCAACAGACTCAGAAAGCAATTGATAGTCTGAGAAATTCTTTTGAACCAGAAGGTAAAATGGTTGATGAGGCAAGTTTTGATATTAATCCAGCAGGACATAGACAGCAGCAAAAAATTAATAAAGCAACTGAATTAAGAGATAGAACTTCTGGTCCAGAGTCAGGTGCTGCTGGTGCTGCGATTAAGAGGATGGGTGGTTCGGGAGCATCTCTTCCCGTTCAAAAGGCACATTATGAAATGGATAATTGGGATTTAGTTCTTGAATATCTCATCACCAATGGACATGCCGATACTAATGCTGAAGCACTATATGTCATGTCTCAAATGAATGAGGAGATGGTTCAGTCTATTCTTGAGCAAGAAGTTCCAATGAATACAGCACAAAAAGCAACTTGGGACAAAGGACAAAAGTTAAAGGACCCTAGAGCACAAAAAATCTATGATCGTATGACTGGACCAAATCCAGTAAAACTTCCTCCTGCCTGATCTCAAATTATTAAACTTAAAAAATGGGGGGATTGACAAACCCCCTTTTTTATTGCTAGAATCGCTTTGCTAGCGTTGAAGATAAATAATAGCTCATAAGATACTTTAATATGAGTTATGAAAATCCCTGGCTCTACAATGGGGAAGTATTTGATTCAGATCATATTCAAGATCATTTTGGTTTTGTTTATCATATACACTGCGATAAAACTGGTCGTAGTTATATTGGTAGAAAGTATTTCTGGTCTTTCCGCACACCAAGAGGAAAATCTAGAAAGGTTAAGTCAGAGTCCGATTGGAAAGCATATTACGGCTCCTGTCCTGAACTCAAAGATGACGTTAAGCTTTGGGGAAAAAATTTGTTTAGCAGAACAATCCTTAGCCTCCACAAAACAAAAGGACAATGCAACTACGAAGAAACCAAACAGCTTTTCCTAAATAATGTGTTGATCGAGTCTCTTGACGATGGAACGCCTGCGTATTACAATAGTAATATCCTAGGACGCTATATGCGAAAAGATTATGGAAACTTTGGAAAAGACTCTTCGCCAAACACATGATTGGGCAGTTGACCGCATTCATACTCTCTGTGAAAAGAACATTGAAGATGCCCATGCGATTCAATCTGAATTTAGTGAATGGTTGAATCCAGAAATTCTAGATCATGATATTTTCTCATTAGAGTTCATAGGAGAGGGAGATGACACTAGACCTTCACAATTTTTTTAAATTTTACGACGAAAAGAATTCAAACCATGTTGCAGCAGTTCAATGGTTAGAGGATAACCTACCTGCTGAGTTTCTGGATGATGCAGAAACTGATTGGATTGGAATGTATAGAACCAAGCCACCTACACCTGCTGTTCTAGAAGTTCCTTATTTCAACCAAGTAGATAAGTACAAACGAAGGTACTTGCAGGTTATGGAGTTAAGTCACACTTTAGTTACAATCTTTCTTTTGCTGACGTTGATAAAAGTCTCGATGCTGGGAAACCTGTTGTTATTGGTATCTTGCATAGGGGTTCTTTATCTGCTCCTACTGGTGGGCATATGTGTGTCGTCATTGGTAAAACCCCAGACGGAAAGGGATATTTTGTAAATGATCCTTATGGTTCATTAAATGATAATTATACTGGTCCAGTAACAAATGGTAAGAAGACCATTTACACCAAAGCAGTTCTTAAGCACCGCTGGTGTCCAGGAGGAAACGATGGATGGGGAAGAATTTTCGATTAATTTTAAGAGGAAGATCTTACAAAGAATTAAAGATCTGACAAATCACGGCAAGCACGTGGAAGCAAATCAACTTTATCAAAAATACTTCGGAGGCAACAATGGCAAAAATTGATCTACATAATTTCTTTCAGTTCTATGATGAAAGAAATCCAAATCATGTCAAGGCAGTTCAGTGGTTAGAAGATAATCTACCAGTTAAATATCTGGAAGATAATGCTGATTGGGCGGAGATCTTTCGCGGAAAAAAGACTAGTGCTGCACCAGTGACCCCTGCTGCTGCAGCTCCTGTAACAGGTGGTGATGATGTCCCAATGATGGGCATCAAATTAATTAAGGAGTTTGAAGGATGTCATCTTAAGGCATATCCCGACCCTCTCACGGGTGGACTTCCAATTACAATCGGTTGGGGTTCCACTCGTAAGAAAGATGGTTCACCATTTAAAATGGGTGACACATTAACACAGGCAGAAGCAGATGCACTTCTCATTGAGCAGTGCAAGAAAGAGTTTCTTCCTGCACTTCGTAAAATACCTTTTTGGGGAGAAATGTCAGATGGGAAAAGAGGAGCTCTGCTCAGCTTTGCTTATAATCTTGGTGCCGGTTTTTACGGTGGTGATAACTTTAATACTATTACTAAACGCCTGAAGAATAAAGAGTGGGACCAAGTTCCTGATGCTTTATTCCTTTATCGCAATCCTGGTTCAAATGTAGAAGCAGGACTTGCCCGTAGAAGAAAAGCAGAAGGTGAGTCCTGGAAAAAAGGATAAATAGTGTGAAAATTATTTTCTATTAAAAATTATGGCTACGGAAGAACAAACATCTCATATGTTAAACCTGTATAATCAGGCAAAACAATTGAGTTCTGATTTGGCAAACTTACAGGAGCAATCATCTTCTAAAAGAGATTTATTTTTGAAAGTTCAAGGTGCAATCGAATATTTGAATCAAATTGGAGTTCCTATTCCAAGCGAAGCACCTGCAGAAACTGAAGAACCTGTAACAGAAGAAGCAGAAACAACAGAAGAGTAATAAATAGTTTCAACCATTGAGTTGAAAACAACTTCACCACAGTGAGTTGTGATTTGTAGGTTCTAGGGAATCTCAAACCACAAACTCACTGTATTTTTATGTCCACCTTAACGCAAAAGGCGCTGGCTGCAGCGTCTGCGCTTCTTCTTGGAGTGCCAACAGCAGCATTAGCACACACCAACTCTATAGGATATGTTGGTGGGGGCAACGGGTCAGTTACATTCTGGTATGGTAACTGGCATCCAGGAACTAACTTTAATGAAGGAACTTTAACCTTACAAGGTA